AACAGGCAATGGTACAGTTGAAAGAGCTCAGAACGAACGACAGAAACCCGCGAATAATTAAAAGCGAACAATTCGCGAAACTGGTTAAGAGCATCAAGGAGTTTCCTGAAATGTTGAAGTTGCGACCCTTGATCGTGACCGATAACGGGGAGGTTATCGGTGGCAATATGAGATACAAAGCATTGGAGAGTCTCGGCTATGAAGAGATTTCAGACGATTGGGTAATGTGCGCCTCGGATCTTACGGAAGAGCAAATAAAACGATTCATTATATCCGACAACATAATAATGGGCGAATGGGATTTTGACATTGTTTTTAGCGATTGGGAAATAGACGAATTAAAAGATTGGGGCTTTGATGTTTCACTTTTGGACTTGCCGGATACTATGTTAAGTGATAACGAGGAAGAAGAGAGCAAAGAAGAAACCAGCACACTCAAAAAGTATAAATGCCCAAAATGTGGGTTCGAATTTAGCGAGTGACCGGTATGAAGATTGCCGCATATATTCAAAGAAAATACGCCAAAGAGGCATACAAGAACGAATGTTATAATGCGCGGCTATGGGTTGGCTTAGAAGTCGTAATAGATTCGCTCAGGCGTGCTGGGTACGAAGTCGAATATACGGAAAAAAACAGTGTGGAAAATTACGACGTAATTCTGGTTTCTATCACAGCTGATTGCGATTGGCTGTCGTTCTTGGAAGAAAGAAAAGACTGGAAAAAAGGCGATTATATAATAATCTGTGGCGGTGCCGGTGTGTTGAATATTCGCCCTTTTCTTGAGTATGTCGACGTTTTTGTTTTTGGGCGTGGCGAGGAAACAGCCCCGAAAATTGTGAAGGAATACGAAAAAGGTGGGCGGTATCAAGATGAATCCGTTGTGTGGGCGAAAGACTTTGATCTTGAAAAAGAATATTACATTGCACAAGCAAAAGAATTATATCCGTATAAAGTGGAGTTGCCTAACGGGTTTGAATACGAAGAAACCGCACTCGGTTGTCCGAACAAATGTTCGTTTTGTGCTTATACGTGGCACAGAGATTATATTGGGGACGGAACATATCAGATGTCAAAATTGTCGAACAGAACAACAATAGACAAAACGGAACGAACTATCGCGGATTTGTTGAAAATTCCCGTAGAAAATTGGTCTGATGACGGGCTGGTAAAAACGATAGGATTAGACGGGATGTCTGAGAGGCTGAGATTCAGAGTAAATAAAAAAATCTCAAGTGAGATGTACCGAAATGTATTGCGCGGCTTGATCAAACAACCAAAAACAACAGAATTAAAGGTGTTTTGTGTTATTGGCTATCCAACGGAGTCAAAAGAGGATTGGCTCGAAACGCTCGAGGATATAAAAGCCGCGGAACCCGAAACTTTCACAGGCGAAAAGCAAGAAAAATTATTATATCATTTTACCCCGTTTAGGGCGATGCCCGCAACACCTGCTGCAACTTGGGAGATGCCAAAGGAAAATCTACGGGGTTTAATATCTAAAACATTAAAAAAGCCTAATATGCCCGGGAACGTATTCTATCAAGGTAAGGCGTTTTGGGCTTTGGAGAGTTTCGCGACCGATCATTTGTATGCGGTTATATTGTCTGCTTTGGTACTTAGAGGGGTAGAAAAAGATTCGCGGGCGGTGGACAAAATAATAAATGCAAAAGGGTTTGATTCTTTACGTGCATATAAAAAAGTCATCTTTTTGGATAAAATCCTTGACATAGACAATCTATTCCGAAAATATACAAAAGAGGATTTGCCGACGAAATACTTAAAAAACGGGTGCAAAGAAAAGGAGAGAGCAAATGATAAAAATTGACGGATTGAAAGAAAACGAAAACAATCCGCGGACAATACAAAGCGAGGCGTTCCAGCGTCGGGGCTTATTATTTCGATGAATCGTTTCAAGTGAAAGAGGATTACGAATTATGCCTTCGTCACATAAAAGAAAGAGGTGGAATAGTCGCCGCACGTTATGTGTTTTGGCAAAACGAACATTGGAAAAAAAGCGGTGGGTGCGTAGATTATCGAACACAAGCGATGGAAGCGGATTGCATAAGGCGTTTGATGAGAATGTATCCCGGAATGATCAGACAGGTAAAAAAAGGTGGTTCGAAATATTCGATAATGTTGGATTTCAAAACAAAAAAGTGACAAAGCAAAACAAAAAGAGGTGAGAAAATGGAGCAAAAAAGAGGTCATGCGGGAGGTCGCCCGACGGTTATTTCAAAAGAAAAAGTAGAAAGCTTGTATAAATATCTGAAAATCGGATCATATCCGGAAACTGCCGCGGCAGCCGCCGGGATTTCAAAGACAACTTTCTACAAGTGGCTAAAATACGGGCGCCGAGTCATTGAAAACAGCGAGAAGAGATACAAAAAAATAGCGGAAAAAGATCGCGTCTTTGTTGAGTTTGTGAACGCCTATGACGAAGCGATTGCAATCGCCGAGATGCGAGATTTGATAGTAATTGACAAGGCGGCTCAGGAGGATTGGAGAGCTGCTGCGTGGCGGCAAGAGCGGCGAAACCCGAAACGGTGGGGGCTTCGACAGCAGCAAGAGATCGAGGCGACGATAAAAGAGGTGCAGCCGTTCAGGAACGAAAAAGATTTTCTCGAAACAATCAGGGAGGTCGTCGATGTAGCAAAGGAATTTTCAGGAGACGTTTGTGAACATGCAGGAGAAGATGGATGACCGGCTAAGTCTTTCGGAAAACGAACAGGTTATAGAAAGCAATCTGCGGCATATTTATCACAACGAGTGGATAAGGAGCCGCCCCGGGAAAAAGCAGCTTCTCTTTTTGATGTTGCCTCAAACCGAGCTTTTGTACGGCGGTGCGGCTGGCGGTGGAAAGTCAGAAGCATTGCTTACCGCAGCGCTAATGTATGTTAACGAGCCGGATTATTCCGCGTTGTTGCTTAGAAAAACCTACGCGGAATTATCACTGCCCGGGGCACTTATGGAGCGGGCATTTTCGTGGCTATTTGGCACGGCGGCAAGGTGGCGGGACGATCGAAAAACTTGGGTGTTTCCGTCTGGGGCGACTTTGTCTTTTGGCTATTTGGATTCCGAGAACAGTAAGTACCGTTATCAGTCGTCAGAATTTCAATTCATTGGGTTTGATGAGTTGACGGCGTTTCGAGAAAGCGATTATCTTTATCTTTTTTCAAGATTGCGAAAGAAGGCAGATTCGAATATTCCGCTTCGCATGAGGGCGGCGAGTAACCCGGGAGGCATAGGGCACGATTGGGTAAGAGAAAGGTTCTTGAGGGGAAAAAAGCTTTTTATTCCCGCGACGTTGGAGGATAACCCGCATATTAACAGGGAAAAATACGAAGAATCGCTTAACAAACTTGATCTTGTTACAAGGCGGCAGTTGAGATTTGGGGATTGGGAAATAAAAGCAACCGGAAACAAGTTTCGTCGTGATTGGTTTAATGTTGTTAGAGATTATCCCGCCGATTTCAAGAGTGGCGTTCGTTTCTGGGATTTTGCAGCGACAGAACCAAAGAAAGGTGGTGACCCTGACTATACAGTCGGCACGTTGATAGTTGAGAAAAGCGGGTTGTATTGGGTGGTAGATGTTCAACGAACGCAAGGAACCCCACAGAAGATAGAACAACTTGTTAGGGCAACAGCAGCATCGGATCACGCCAACTACGGGAATAGAGTCATAACGGCAATTGAAGAAGAACAAGGATCGTCCGGGAAGATCGTCGCAGACAATTATACTCGCAATGTGTTACGGGGGTATACCGTCAAGTTTGTGCGTCCAACCGGTTCTAAGGAGGTGCGTGCTAATCCGGTAAGCGCAGCCTTCGAACGCGGTACGATAATGGTTGTAAGTGGCGGCTGGAACAACGCGTATATTGATGAATTAACCGCATTCCCGACAACCGGTGTACACGATGATCAGGTCGATTCGACAAGTGGGGCGTATAATATGCTAAGCAGAACCTTCGCACTTCGGCAAGGGAGAATAGAAGTATAACTCATAAAGGGCAGGTGACCGGATGAAAAGCTTTCAGGAATTGATAAATGTTTTTTTCGGAACGTATACCGAAGCTTATTGCAAGGCAAATGATCTCTTTGTGGCATATAAGAAAGACGGGACTACAATAAAAGCTAAAACAAGGATGATTGAGAACTTTCAACAAGAACTCGTTAAAATTGACGCCGGGTATATCATAGGCGGTTGGCAAGAATATATTGTGGACGACGAAACCGGGAACGCCAAACGGCTGTTGCTTGACATTCTCAAAGATAACAACTGGGAGGCGGAACAACTCAAAATTATTTTGCAGGGGCTTATACTTGGGACAACGGCGTTTCGTGTTGGCAAAGATATGAGTGGGGAGGTGCGAATAAGCCACATTCCAATCGCTTCGGCACTTATAAGTCGCTTTGGTGATGGCTGGATTGTAGAAACCAACGTGGAAGATAATGGGCACATGGCTATGCTCCGTGAGATTTCGACTTCGCAATTCTATCGTCGGGAGAGAAACGGCGTGCCTGAATTTCAAGCTGATATTTCAAGCTACGGGATACCATTCATTTCCGTTATTTCAAACAGACCGACGATTGACCCAAACTTTTCGAGCTGGCAGGGTGAACCCGAATGGCGAACGATCCAACCACAGCTTGATGAGATCAATTCGTCTTACAGCAGGCTTTCAATGATCGAAGATCGTTATGCTAACCCGCTATTGATTGTTAAAGGGATAAACGACGCAAGTGATTCGGAGATAAAAAAGGATTCGAACGTGCTTTATCTGCCAGAAGGCAGCGATATTTCCTTTTTGGAATATCAAGGGAATATTTTGACACCCTGTCTGGAAAAAATTCGCGAATTAAAACAATCAGTGAAAAATAAGTGCCCGGAATTGATTTTGCAAGATCTTACGGCGGTTAACTCCGGCTACGCCCTGAAAATTCGGTTGCAATCATTGAAACGGAAAATAAGTACCTTACGAACAACCTATTTTTCGGTCTTTGAAAACTATTTCAACGTGCTGTTGAAAATGGCTACAGGAAATGATTACGCGATATCGATAAAAGCAGAGGATGTTATTCCGGAAGATACGGAATCGCTATTAAAAGAATATATCGCGTTAAGAGGGCTTGGGATACTGTCTGATAGAACGATTGCGGAATCCCTGGGGTACGATTACGATGAAGAGCAAGAGGAAATAGCTAAAGAGGTGCTTAATCCAAACAAAACGCAAGAAGAGGAAAAAACGGAAGAAGCAGGGGTAGAAGAGTAACGGCGGGGGTGGTGAAAGATGATGGTTTCGTACGATCCGAAGATAGAAAAGGAACTGTATCACAAGCTGATCTCTGCCGAAAAAAAGTATATTTCCAAACTTGAATATTTGTTATCGACCGGGCAAACTATGACGCCTAAGACGCTTAAACACAAAATCGCAAAGGCAGAAAAGATGTTAAAAAACGTCACCGCGGACTTCAAAAAAGAGTATGTGGGAAATATGGAAGCGTTTTTCGAGAGAACGATAGAAAACGTATTCAAAAACGAACTAAAAATAGTGGCGGTGAATTGGAACTCAATTTCGAGGAAAGAGTTTGAAAGGCTAAAAGTCGGCGGGTTGGCGTTTATGCACAATTACGAGGAAAACATAATCAAAAAGGTTCAGACCGAACTGTATCTGTCCTTTCTTAATGGAGAAAGTTACACTGATGCGTTCAAGCGAATAAAACCGTTCGGGAATGATCGTTCTCGTCCGAAGGTTATGGTTCGGGATCAAATGGAGAGAGTCTATCAAGCGTCGATCGTCGAGGCATATGGGGCAACTGGGCACCCGCAAGATTTTTTGTATTATTGGACGGGTCCTGACGACGAACGAACGACTGATATTTGCACGGATAGAAAAAGCAGGAATCCTTACACGTGGGAGCAGGTTTGCAGTATGGATTCTCACCCGCATATCCAATGTCGGCATCGGTGGGTTGCGGAAATGACAAAGACGTCGGAAAAGAGTATCTGAGAAAAGGAACGGTTTGGAATTTTCGGGCAGTCAAAAACTGCGATGATATAGTCCGCAAAAAAAGAGCTAAAAGAAAAAAAAGAAAGAAAAGAACCAAAAGAAAGAAAAAAAAGAAAGAAAAGAAAGAAAATAAACAAAGGGAAGAAAGGAAAGAAAGAAAGGAGTGTAAATGCTTGTGCATAGCAAATGCATAGCAAATGCATAGAGGTGCATAGAAGAGGCATAGGCGGAAGAAGCAGCAGCACCTGAAAATAATTGTCGTTGAAAGAAAACGTGATATAATAAAACACTCACAAGGAGGAAAAAATGGCAGACAAAGAATTTGAATCAAAACCGCAGGAAAACACAAAAACTACCGGAATATCCGACAATCCACAACGAACCGTGTCCGAGGTTGAAAAAAACATTGACATAAACGGTATCGGGGTGGGGGCGGAAGGAACGGGCGGCGATCAAACAAAGGCGGGGTTGAAGATGTATACTGAGGAACAGATGAGAGACCTTTTGCAGAGAGAAGCAGATAAGAGGATAACTGAAGCTCAAAAGACTTGGCAAAAAAAGATCGATGCATTAAAGACCGAGATTGAGATGTCAAAACTTTCAGAAGAGGAAAAAGCGAAAGAAATTTCGAAGCAGAAAGAAAAAGAGCTTCAAGAAAAAGAGCAAGAGATAATGCGGCGGGAGGCGGATTTCAACACCATGAAGTTGTTGGCGGATGAAAAGCTGCCAACTGAATTGTTGGGCGTCTTTGAAAGCGTGCCAGATATGGATAAGCGAATAAAAGCGATTAGGCTATATCGCGAGATATATAATAAAGCTGTTGCGGATTATAAAAACGAACGTGAAAAAGGGTCGTTTCACCTGTTGAGCGGCGCAAAACAATTCTCAAAAGAAGAGATCGCGAAGATGACGCCACAGCAGATAAACGAAATATTTGACAAAGACCCCTCTTTGCTTTTAGGGGCAAAAGAACGCTAAAGATGAAAGGAGAGCGAAACAGATGGCATTAGATGGATTCATCCCTGAAATATGGAGTGCAAGGCTATTGTCACATTTGGATAAAGATCTTGTATTCAAGCAACTGGTAAATACGGATTACGAAGGCGAAATTTCCAACTATGGCGACACAGTACGGATCAATCAGGTTGGTGATGTTACCATTAAGGATTATACACGGAACGCTAACATGGAAGATCCTGATGAACTCGGTGGAGCTCAGCAAGTACTATCTATCGACCAATCGAAGTACTGGAATGTGCAAGTTGACGATCTTGACAAAGCACAGCAAAACCCGAAACTTGTGGATCAGGTAGCGGCGCGTGCGGCTTACGCTATTGGAAACACAATCGATAGTTATATTGCGGGATTCCACGCGAACGCAGGTATCGAACTTGACAATGGCGGTTCTGGTTATACCGTCGGATCGGGAACTGGCGAGAAAAACGCCTATGATCTCGTTGTCGAAATCGGCGTGGAACTTGACGAGAATAATGTTCCCGCTTTTGGGCGTTGGCTGGTTATGCCGCCTTGGTTCCACGGAATGCTGTTAAAAGCTGACGAGTATAAGCTCGCCTTTGCGGATTACAAGGCGAAAGGGCTTATTCCCGAGATCGCAGGGATCAAGATTTTGAAGAGCAATAACATCAAGACAGCCAGCACTTCGCATTATCTATTGGCAGGGACGTCGCTTGCAATAAGTTATGCAGGGCAGCTCGCGAAAATCGAAGCGTATAGAATGGAGAAGCGGTTTGCTGATGGGCTGAAAGGGCTTTACCTGTATGGCGCGAAAGTAGTTATGCCAAATGCACTCGCGAAAATTGTCGCGATAAAAGGCACATAGGCGGTGATGAATATGAGGAAAACAAAACTGTTTTTGACGCTCTTGATTTTGGCTGTTGTTACTGTACTTATTGGTGCGACGATAACGCCGACGCTTGTTAGTCGAAACACAATCACGAACGTCACCGCTCAGTCGCTCACCGCGAGCGGGACAATGACTTTTTTGTATGAGGTAGATTCGAAGATCGGCTTTTTCGTTGACCTAAAACCGACAGACGCTACAAGTCCAACGATTACGCTAACGATCCGAGCAGGCGACTTCGGTGGAAGCAGTGAAGGAAGCATATCACTTACACACGCGACAACCGCAGAACTTTTTTACGTTATCCCTCCCCTTGAAAGTTGGAGATTCGTCCAAGCCAGTGATACGACAGTAAGTTTCTATTTTGAAAGTGCAACAAACACGAGCATTAAGGTCTATCCGTTCCAATTCTGGTAAAGCTGGGGAACTTCCCCGGCTTTACTTTGTTTGAAGTAGCGAGGTGGAAAGATGGCAGACACGAATCTCACAACATTAAGATTGTGGCTAAAAGATAGCGGCGAAACACTTTTCTCGGATGCTGAGCTTACCTCCATACTTACAAGAAATGGGGCAATCGTTGATGGTGCGGACGTAACGCTGACCAACAAGATGTTGGATTTATCACGTGCGGATGCTTACGAGTTGCTTACAGGCGACCCTGCAAAATTCAACTCTTACTCAATTGGCGGGGTTAGCGAAACGATTTCAAAAGAGCTGCTGCTGCAGATGGCAAAGGATTTGAGAAAAAGATATATCATCGCCATAGAGGATATCGAGTAATGCGAGTACCGTGGAAATTCTATGAGCTTACGCACCGAAGAGTGGTAGGATCACCGAGTTTCAACGTTTCGACCGGGGCTGTTACCGAAACAACGCAAGACAACGTGGTATCTGGATACATTGTGCCATCAACACCGCAGGATATAAGCAAAGGGTTTCAGGTTGGCAGCTACAAATGCTTTGCCATCGGGGTGGCAAACTTGCCGATCGTGAAACAAGACAAAATAGTGTGTGGCACAACCGTCTACACAGTTCGGAACGTGCGGGATTGGGTAGGTTCTGGGCTGTATGAGTTGGAGCTTATCGCGTGATAACGATACAGCTTGCAAAAGAAACGAAAGAAGCTTTTCAAAAGGCTTTGGAAAAGCACAAAAAAGAAGTAGAAACGGCTTGTGAGTATGCTCTTCAAAAGTTTTTGATGTTGCTCGAAAAGGGAATCGCAGAACATATTGCGAAAAATAGTACGAACACAGGGCAACTATTGCAAAGTTTGTATCAGAAGCAAAAAGGTTTAGAAGGTGAAGTTGGGGCGACCGCGGCACACGCCCCGTATGTTGAATTTGGCACGCGTCCGCACAGACCGCCCTTTGCACCAATATTCGAATGGGCGTGGTTAAAAAGGCACGATTTTGGGATCCCAGAAGAAGCAGTGTATCCGTTTGCAAAAGCTGTGTGTAACGCAATAGCACGTTATGGGACAAAAGAGCGGCGACCGTTTCGAGACACGATTGAGGCAAACGAAAAAACACTGAACGATTTGATCCTGAAAGCAATCGAAGAGGTGGCACGATGACGACCTTGATCCCGCAGTTGAATCAAAAATTTTCGCAATCGATAACAGGAACAAGCGTAATATTCGGGTATACAGACAACTTAAAAACCAAAACCGAGTATATCTTGATCGACTATGAAGGGGCGGCAAAAGACAGTGGGGTAACTCCAATGGTGCAAGAGCTTAGGCTCAGAGCCGAAGCCTTTACAAAATCCACAACAAACGCCTACGCGATCTTTACGTTGGCAAAAAAAGTTTTGGATGTATTGAAGCATAAGGTAAAGCTAACAAACGGGGAAGTGGTTGAATTTACGAGAGTAACATCAAACTATTTTGATGTTGAAGTCGGAAAAAAAGCGGAGATTTCCGCGACAGTAAAATTCTGGAGGTGAACATAGATGGCAGGCGAAGTAACAAAAAACAGGCGTGACGGGACGCTTACAATTGTTGATGGGTCTGAGACGCCGGTTCAAACGCTTATCGAGTTTGCAGAAGGGGATTTCACGTATAATGAACCTGCGATGAAGGAACCGATAACAATAAAAAATCGAAAGGGAGAGCTAAAGTTTTTGAAGGTGGATGACAAGTTTTCAGGGTTCGGGCGCGTTTCTTTTTCGTTCCAATATCAAAACAAAACAATTCGCGAGTTGCTTTCGGATCCGGCGACTACGTCAGCGGTTGCTGCCGATAAAATCCATTCGAACTACAAAACCGTGAATCTTGTATTTGTGCTTAACAACGAGTCTGGGGCACCCGAAGAAACGCACACGCTTTATAACTGCCGGTTCGCAAGAGGAAACGTGAAGTTTAAAGAAGGAAACGAGTACAACACAATATCGGCAGAAGGTATTATAATGGGAAAGATCGACACCGGCGTTCGTAAGTTTGTCGCCGTGACGTAGAAAGGGGGAGGTGAAAAGAACATGAGCGTCGTAAAAAACAAGAGAGATGGTGAGTTATCGGTAACCTGTGGGGTCGCAACCGCGGCGGTTACGGCAGTTTTGGACTTTTGTGAAGGCGATTTTGCTTATGAAGATCCTGTGGAAGGTGAACCTATTGCAATTCTGAATAGAATTGGTGAGTTGGATCACGTAAAGGCGAACGATCCGCATAACGGATTTGGCAAATGCACTTTTTCCGCGAAGTACGTCAACAAGAACATAAAAGACAAGTTATGCACCCCAGTGGCGACAACGGCGGTAGAAGCCGACGGCATTCCGAACGCGTTTCCTTGCGTGAATATGGAATTGGCTTTGAAGGACGAAGCGGGTGATCTTGAAGAAACAATCTATGTGTACAACGTATTTTTCGATCCCGGGAAGGTTGTTTACAAAGATGGCGACAATTATTCCACGCTTACAGCCGAAGGGTATGTCTTTGGGAAGTACGACGATACCGCGGATAACGACAGGCGGTTCAGCGAAACCGTAACGGAAACCTAATGGCAAGCTACGGGAAACGGGACGCGTTTTTGAACCTCATATATAATGGAGAAAGTATAGCCCTCTTATTTGCAGAGGGCTTTTCCCCAATCCACGCGTATGAGATGCACAGTTATAAACCGTTGAATTCCCGGACGTATCAGAAAAAGATAATTGGGCAGCGTTATTCTTTTGGGGTTGATGTTCTATATCTTGATAACTTCTACGCCGTATCGCAGTACGCGACAATGCTTGATGAATTTGGGCGGGCGGCTTTGGGGCAATGGGCGTTTGGAACAGCTTGGGCTTATGGTGACGATGGCTTGCCGGTTATACCCGATATGCGGGAGAATATAGCAACTGTTTTCGACTATATTGCGGAACATCGCGAAACGTTTGATTTCGAGGTTATCGACTATGCGGATAGCGCTAAAACGCTTTTTCACCACGTGCTTTACAAAAATTGCCTGATAGAAAGTTTGAGCCGCAATGATGATAAAGCGATTAAAAAGAACATAAAGGTAGTGGCGGAAAATATTACATCGTATGCGTAAAAAACGAGAGGAGAAAAAAAAGATGGAACTTAAAGGATTTGATCAGAGCAGTGCGGGAGTTTTTAGGCAAAAAAAAGATTATCGAATCACGTTTCCAAACGGGGAGAGTATAACGTTCCCGTTAAAATCGCTGCCGACGAACGTCGCAGATATTATATCGGACGCGCTTCCATATCCGGCGGCACCAAAAAAGTTTGACCGGGAAACAAAGACTTGGGGGCAAGACCTGTCGTCACCGGAATATCTTAAAGAAAAATCGAAGATAGATGCCGCCAGAACCTACGCGTTAGTTATTTATGGGATAGACGAATCCCTTTTCCCGATACAAGGCAACACGTTGCTTGAAAAGATTGATACCCTCATTAAGACCGAAATCCCGCTTGGATACTTTTCGAAGATTGCAAACGCAGTAGGTGAGTTGTCCGGCATATCGTCGGACGAGTTTCGATAGTGCGTTCGAACTATTCGGCGGCGATGAGGCGGTAGAAACCTATAAAGTGCCATTGAAGTATCAGATTTATGATATAGCCGCGGAATATTGGCATATTCCCAATGTGGAAGAGGTTTTAAGTACGATGAGCAAAAGACAACTTACTTACTGGTTAGCTTACCGATCCGTTAGAAGTAAGATCGAAGAACGGCGAATGGAAGAAACCAAAAACAAGCAGAATTAAAAAACAAAAAACAGCAGATAGTGTCAATCGCAAACGTTCGAAATTTACCGTCCTATCGCTCGTATAAAAGCGTTTACCTCGTTTCGCGATAAAAATATCACGGGAAAAAAAACTAACGATTTTGGAGGCGATTAAACGGTTTTTGAAAATCTGACGCCATCGAGGTGATAGAGTGGCAGGAACAGTAGAATTACCGGCATTACTTGCAAAGATTAAGATAGACGACAAGGAGTATAAGGCGGGCATTGGAAATGTGCAAACCGCTCTTGACAAACTTGAACAAAAGATGAGATCGACCTTCTCATCAATGGAAAACATCGGAAAAAAAGCCGCGATACCCTTTGCCGCACTTACGGCGGCAATAGGGGGAGTTACAAAGGCGGCGGGCGACCTCGAAACCGCAACGATTCGGTTATCGGCAGCGGTTCAGGGCGATACAAACGAGTTTAACTATTTTAGTCAAGCAATCAAACAGGTAAGAGCAGGTTCGGAAGAAACGCTGGCGACAATAACAAACGTAGCGGCACGCGCAAAACTTCTCGGTTCTGAACTTGGGCTGACGAACGAGCAAATTGCGAAACTCACGCTTGTTTCGGAAAACCTTTCTACGATATGGGGCGGCGATATGCAGACCGCCCTTGAAGGTTTGATGTACGGAATGGCGGGTATGACGCGCGGATTGAAGCAATACGGGATATTTGCGGACGACGTGCGTTTGAAAGAACGACTTCGCGCAAAAGGTTTGAACGACGACCTGAATCTTTTAACCGCAACGCAGAAAAGTCAATTGATTTACGAGACAATAATGGAAAGCGTGCAAGGGCAATTAGAGCAAGCATCGGCAGCAGGGGCGTCATTTAATACGCAGATTGCACGGGTTAAAAATGCTTTCATCGACCTTTCCGCTGCGGTAGGAAAGAATTTTATCGGCGATTTCACAAAGTCGATTACGTCATTCGCTGATAAAA